GGCATTGTTCGACCCCTCAAGGTGATAATTGTTATTAACTCTGACTTCTAGGGTCCACCATGCCGATAGAAAGCATCAGCCTGTCACCAGAAGCCCACGCCATCTTCATCCAGTGGCCAACACACGACCGCATCAACGGTAGATCCGCGCAGGTGAGCCGTTGCATCCTGTTCTCCCGCGTATGGGAGCAGGAGATCCAGAGACTCAAGAAAGAAGTCGCTCTGCTCAAGAAGGACAAGGAGCAGCTCTGGCTGATGGTCACCCGCGCCGAGGATGTGGTGGAATGACCAGGACACCCGAGGACTGGGACGAGTACGCCGTGGGCCTGCTGAGTGAATGGGATCTGCGCATGGGAGAGATGCACAAGAAGACTAACCCTGGTGCAGGCTGGCACATCCTGCAGAAGGCGATCCTCAACGACTACTGGATGGATAACGGTCGAAGCCCTAACGAGAATTTCAAGAATCTCGACGCACAACGCATGAACGAGTTCGTCGCCAAGATCTACTACTGCTGGGTTCAGATGTGGAGAGAACAGCAGCCAGAGATGTTCGCAGATGAGAACGAGGGTCTGGTAGAATGAGAAAAGGCCTGTACCAGTGTCCTGCCTGCCTCTGGTGGTGGTGCTGGTGGGTCAGGCGCCCTGGTACCCTTTCACTGGCTAGAACGTGCCGCAAATGCGGCAAGATGGTCAGAGCACAGCTCAAGCGCGATCCCAATGTCAACGGGCGCGTTCGAGGTTGGGTCATGCTGCATCGGCCCTGGGAGATGCCCGACAAGGCGCTCAGGATGGAGTGCAGGAACCGCAACCGCAGGATCCGCAACCAGCATGACCGTGCTCTGACCCAGGTCAAGAACAAGCAGTTCGAGCAGTGGAGGCTTTCAGATGCCAATTAGATTCTGTCTCGTGTGTATGAAACCGATGAGGTTGAAGTTTCAAAGGCGAGGTTTGAATATTGAGTGTGGGTGCAAGCGATGACCAGCAAGGACTGGTTTGACTCTGGTCTCGTGGAGATAGATCTCTGGTACGGCTGGGATGAGTTCCTGCACGATGATGAGAAGGAACAGGTCATGCGCTTCATTGATTGGGGAGAGATTATGAGCAATCTCAATCCGGAATTGCTGATGAGCTCGGTGATGTGCGAGGAGGACATCTGTCTGAACTGCGGACACAATGTGCGAAATTGCGCAATTCTGGACCCACACTGTATCGCTTTTGCCTCTCCACCCTAGGGGTAAACGCCCAGAATCAGAAAAGTTTGCGACTGGTTACCTTCAACCAGGTCCAGATTGGGATCCATGGGTTCGGGAGCTTCTTCACATCGCCAACCTCGGGGAGGTCGGGGATGGCATCCTTGACCGCGTCCAGTGCCTCCTCGACGGTATCGAAGGCTCCTCCAGCGATGGCGCCGACGAGGTCATCAGGGATCACGTCGATGACGCCCAGGCTCTCGAGGATGAGGGCGATGGCGCTGAGAGCACTGGCATCCTTGAGGAGGTCGACAGTCGGCGTTGCGATCCGGTTGAAGGTTAGAGCTGCAACCAGAGTGTCGACCATCTCGCGCTCTCTGTCCTGCAGGGAGATCCTGAACTCTACAACCTGGTCAGGTTTGCGCTTGCTCATCACAGCACCCCGACGATTGAATCCCAGAGGGTTTGCCCAAGGCCCATCCCTAGGATCCAACCGAGGAGGAATGCCATTCCATTCTTCTGGAAGATGTCCCTGGCCTTCTCGGTGAGGTCACTCATTCTGGTGCCTCCGGGAATGCATCGGCGGCGTCGTTAGCCTCGTCGTGATTCTGGGGGAGATCGCGGAGAGCCTGGCGATACTCCTTCCAGGGATTCGGCAACACGACGTCCTTGAGAGCGCGCCAGTCGGACTCGGCCAGTGCCTGGTCTCGATGATAACGCAGCTCCTCCCAGGTCATGTCGGTCTCGTATTGCTCGAGAATGACTCCATCCTTCCCGGTAATGGTGAACTTTCTATCAAGCATCGGGAATCCTCGCCATTATCTGTAGAGTTGATCCAGCTCCGTAGCTCCTCATCGTGGATGCTGCAGGCGCGTCGACTGGAGCGTCGTTCTTCGTAGAGAGGTCGGTCAAAAGGTTCATGTCGCCCGAGACTGAGATTTGAGGACACCATGCTGCTCCTACTCCGGCCCAGGTGTAGAAGGTCGCACTGGTCGTCGCGGAACGGTTCCAGGAGACGTAATACAAATCACCGCCCGTCAAGCTAGGATCAGCGGACAAGCTTGAGTCCGTCTGAGTGCCACCGACTGACAAATCGAAGGTCGCATACCCCAGCATTGTATCGGGCATGTTGTCGTCGTCACTGTCGTAGATGCTGACGTAGAGGTATTCGGTTGATCCTGGCGTAGTCGACCCCTGGCGGATCACGAGCTGGTCGATGCTGCCATCTCGAGGAGCGTAGAACGGGAAGTAGACCTGGTAGGCGAAGTTCATGCTCGTGCCAGTATTCGTAGAAGTGTAGCCTCCGTACGGGGGCATCTGCGTTAGATCCCATGTATCGTAGTACGTCAGCATGTCAGCCTGAGGCATAGCTGGAGATCCAGAACCACCCCCACCGGCAGTCAATAGGCCCGTCCACTCTCCTGCGGTAACTAATCGTGCTAGGTTAACGAGCACCAGGCGTCGCAACTCATCCTCGTTAGCCTCCTCGACGTTAATCGGGTTGCCTGTTGCCTGGACATTAGCGAAGGTGACATTGTCCAGGTCTAGGTTCTGAAGGTTCGTGTAGACCCTGGGCGACTTCTTATTGGCATCTGGTAGCGGCATATTCTCACCCTAGTAATCCATTCCACTCGCCCTTGACGCTGAGGCGTGCTAGCTGTACGAGCACGAGGCGGCGAAGCTCATCCTCGTTGAGCATCTCGATACTGATAGGGTTGCCAGTGAGTATCATCTCGTCGTCGTCACCTGCCAGGGTCTCGAGGTCGAGGTTCTTGAGTAGCTTATACACGCGAGGCGAGTCCGCCGGGGCATCTGGAAGCGGCATCCTATCACTTCAGTTGCTTTGCACGGGACTTGCAGATCCGCTCTATCGAGTCCAGATCCTTCGTGGAGATGAATCCTCGAAGGAAGAGCTTCTTTGCTTTCGAGTGAATCTCGCCCAGTCGGCGTCGGCCTGCAGCCTTGGTCATCTTTGGCATTCGTCCTCACCCTCATGCGTTGGTTAGGAACTGTGCCTTGTAGTTCAGAGCGATTGGTATCGAGCAGCTTGAGAACGAGGGCTGCTGGACGATGGGGCTAGTTGCAGCCGATGTCCCAACGACGTTGCCCAGGGCATCGACGGTGAAGAAGCCCTGCGTCTCAATCTTCGAGCCATCGACGGAGGTTCCCATGACCTTGATGATCCGGTCGCCCTGGAGCGTGTCCCCGATACTGTTCGAGGTTTGCAGATCGACTAGCTCGTTAGTCGCGCCGCCAGTGGGCGTGACGTGGAAGATTCTGGAAACTCCTCGTGCAGTGTAGCAGGACATGGCTGCTTCTCTGTCAGCAGCGGTGTTGTTCATGAAGCGTACTTTGTCGCCAGCCTTCAGCGTGTAAGGCTGGCAGAGTGCTGGGGATCCATCGGTTACGGCGCCCTTGACCGCGTAGGGGACGAGCGCGGCAACAAGTCCCTGGCTCAATATGTAGCAGTAGCCGGCCCCGTTGTCGCTGGAAACTAGTCCTGCGGTAACGGTCTTGCCTGGCGCGAAGTCGCCGACGTTCTGCGCCGAGACTGTGTAGACGGTATCTGTCTTCAGATCGGACTCGGTGCCTTCTGCAAGTTCTTCTTTCAATGGAATGTTGGTTCCATCAGAGCAGATGAGGTTTCCAGTGACGGTGTTTGTTGCCATAGGATCACAGCCTCACGCCTAGACCAAGAGGCTTGATGAATTTGTTCGCCTCCCTGAAGGGCTTGGCCATGACTTTCCTGAAGATTTTGGCTCCAGTGTTGAAAGTGATGGCGCCTATTGCCATGGGCACTGCGTTTGACTGCGCGTTGTCCATTATCTGCTGCATGGCGACGCTCGGGTTGGAGAGGATGTCGCCCAGGGAGATCTGCTGGGC